TAAAAGAAAACCAACAAGTGGCTTTTACTGCGGGTTTAGAAACACTCTTATGTAAACCTGGAGATTTAGTCGTAATAGAAGATGAATTAAAAACGAATATAACTAATTTCGGCAAGGTTTTAGATGTCAATTTAGAAGACGAAACAATTAGGCTTAGCAATAATTTCTCTTCTGTGATGACTACTGGGGTTCTTACCGTTTATAATCCTACTGGTATAGATAGTATAGAGGATATAAGCACGATAGCCGACAGACTAAGAGGGAGATACGACAGTTTTACTATCACAGGTACAACCTCAGATTCTTGGCATCGTTTCACTGGCGATTATAATTTCACAGGTTATAATAAAGGGTATGAATATGCTGGATTAGAAGCGGGAGATACTAGATATGTTGATTATGCCTCTTACACAGGGATCTCTGGCACAATCGTATATTTTGAAACGGGTGTAACTGGTTGGGTTTTTGGTTCTGGAGATGCTATGTCTTTGTATTCTGGCGATTTTATTGCTGAAGAAACAGGCGCTCAAGACCTTGCGATATTTAACACAGGAAAAATAACTGATTTAAATATGCTAGCCGTCGATAAAAGGGGACCGTCTATTTCACAATTTTCTGGTTTTGATTTAAGTAGTTTGCAAAACCGTAGTCGCGGCGTAACTAATTCTGAGTTATCCGCTATAGATCCTGAACAAATAACAGAGATCAGTCTCACTGGCGTAGTAACCAATTTAGATTATGGCTGTTTACTCTCAGGATTCGATAGGCCAGAGATATTACCGTTAGTTAAATTGGGGAGCGCCGCCAAATTCCAAATTAAAGATGCTAGCCCTTTCTTTTATAAAGTTATCTCTATGAAAGAAGAGAACCCCAATGAGTATCTTGTGACTGCCACAAAATACGACACTGGCAAATTTGGTTTGATTGATAAAGACATTAGTATAGAAAATGAAGCTAATACTTATAGTTATCAAGTCTCTCAAACAATCAACGGAGTAACATATCAAACTTTAGATCCTCCTGAATTTGTAACCAATGTAACTACTGGGATACCTAATGCTACAGACAATACCTTTAATATAACGGGAGATTGGACCACTATAAATGAGGCCACTGGTTACGGAATAAGGCTTACTATGCCAAATGGTCAAGTAGTAAATACTACTACTGTAGATACTAATATGAGCCTTTCTGGATTAAACCAAGTAGGTGTTTTCAATGTAGGTGTAAATGCATTAGGGAATATGGGCAGAAATGGTGATGCAAATGCATATTATGATTCTCCGTATATAAACACTGGGATATTCATTCTCTACGAAGATTCGCTTGTTTACTCTAAATCATTTTTAAATAACATTACCATTCTATAATGAACTACACGGGCTATACGGTATTAAAAGTTCCCAAAACTGGAGCGGCCTTTGCTTACGCAAAAGAAGCAAGACAATTCGCAACTGGAGCTACAGGGGCAGGGGGTTATTTGAATTCTGCTGCGATTGCTTCTGGATGGACTGACGTTCATTTTGTAAGTGCAATTCAAGAAGGCTCTAGCTCTTTACCTGTATCTATAGGGGCGACTTATACCAATCTTTATACTGGTGCAGCTACTGTCATTGGTGGTTCAACTCCTATCGGAGATTTAAGATCAGAGGACAGTCCTTACGTTGGTGTAGGCGCTAGCTCAGTATACTATGCGAAAAAAGGTCAAGAATATGGCGCGGCTTTTTACGCTACTTATATAGGAGGCACTAATTCAGCGCCAACAAAAATAGGTATCGGAACTATCGCTGGCGATATTACTACAAGTGGATACTACGAAGGGAATTTTACCACTCGTAGTATTTATGAATTTGGCAGTGTTTATAACGCAGACCTCGATGACCCAACCAAGATAATAACAGGTAGTGGGATATACAGAAATGGAAGCGATGTATCTTTGCAGTTTAATATTTTAAACAGAAATGGAGAACTACTCACTTCTGCATCTCAAATAGCTGCTGACCCTTTCGTCGAAAAACAAATAATTAGCATTTTAGATTCTGATTCTAATGTAGCATTCCCTAGCTACAGAATAAATGGGAATTCCACTTTCACTTTCTCCCGTTCCCAAAACATAGATGTTTTTGGGTCTTATAATAGGAATTTTGGAATAAGAAATGAAATTGTAAACGCAGACGGAGGTACATCCACTGGAGAGTTTTACCTTTACGCTAATACAGCGACTTTCGATAAAGTAATAGTGCAAGCTTCTGGAGGGAGTTTCTTAAACGAAAACCTCACTAATCACTCCCCACCAGATACTGGGGATATCGCATCTGCTGCCGATAGAGCCGACGCGATTAAATATTTTAATAACCAACCTATAAACACATCTGGATCTACTGGGTTCATAGAATTGGAGTTAGCTTTTAATGAGAATCCAGATTTTACTAATTTAGGTGATCTTACTATATGGAATGGGACATCTGGAGATTTCGCGACAAACGTAGCTAACCTAGTAGGTAATTACCCATTAGACGTAATTCAAGAAGGACAACGGATTAGACTTCGTACCGATGATGGCATTGAAGAAAAGACCCCTCTATTCTTTAAATTAATAGCAAACAGCGATGTAGGGTTTGAGCCAGAGATATTAACTATAGGGCCATATACTCTTGAACCTATCCGCCAAGGCTTAGACTTAAACCTTTATAACCAAGGAGAACAATTATTAGTCGGAAACTTCACTCTCGCAGGGGGATTAAGTGGTGATGAAACTAACGGCGGTAATTTAAGTGTCAGCGGAGCAGGTGATTTTACAAGAAAAATAGGGACGAAATACTTGACGACGAAGATCAATACCGATGGTTATTCGATAAAAACTAAAGACAAGGCTGTTATATCAGCTTACGCTAGTCATATTTATTCTACTGGCTCAGCTATCATGGGTGGTTCAGGCCATATTGTTAGTGGAGATTTCGATCTAATCGGGGGTGGCGCGTTGAATAATATTTCAGGGTGCGACTACTCCTTTATAGGAGGGGGAACTGACATTGATATTATTGATTCTTCTTACTCTTCTAGTATAGGAGGTCAAAACAACGATATTTCTGGGTCTCCCCAATCTGTTATCGGAGGAGGATCAAACAATTCTATAGAGGGAGATAATCTAAATAATCACTTCTCTAACTCTTTAGTTGGAGGTACAGACAATAGGATACTTAACTGCCAATATTCATTTATTGGAGCAGGAGCTACAAATACAGTTTATTCTAGTAACTCCGTAATTGGTGGAGGAAATAGTAATATCGCTTCTGGTGATTCTTCTGTGGTTTTTGGTGGTAATCAGAATCAAGCTCTTGCTGATAAAAGCGTAGCCGCTGGTTCTTATTCCAAAGTCCAAGCGGGGCATGATGGAGCTTTTGTATTTAGTGATTCTAATTCCACACCGACATTATCTCCTGGAGCAAACACCGCGACTTTGAATTTCGAGGACGGAGTCTATGTGCAAACAACAAGCGGTCTTTACGTCAATGGGAATCCCGTAATGACGGGAGTCAATCCCTATGACGAAGATACACTTCAGACAGTTACTGATAGAGGGAATACTACGACAACTTCAATCATTTCTACAGGACCGTATATCTCTGGTTCAGGGAGTTTCTTGGGGACGGGAGACGGTAATCGTATAACGAATAACCATATTCCGTATCTCCTTTCAGGAGATACTCCTGCGGGGAACGACGATCTGCAAGATGTTACAACTCGCGGTGATACGACAACAACTTCAATCATTTCTACAGGACCGTATATCTCTGGAGTTACGGGCTTGTTTGAAGATGTATTAGCTAAAGGAGCTTTCGGCATCCACGGATGGCAAGGAGATCCTGATACCCACATGAAGGGTTTTGGTGATCGTATTGTGTTTACTGCTGGAGGACTTACCTTCGCAGACTTCTCTGAAGGAAGTCAGGATTTAATTCATTTTAATGGCAACGAAAACCAAGACATAGATTTCCGTGTCGGATATAATGGTGGTGCTTCAATTTTCTCAAGAGGGTCTGATGGTAAAGTTGGTATAGGAACAATAGACCCTCGCGCAGCATTGCATGTCGATAATGGTATTGGAGCAACTACGGGATTCTTAGTAGAAAGCAGCTCAAGCAAAAATATCTTATGGGCCGAAGATAATGAAATCGTTAATGTAAGATCGACATTAAATATAAATCATACCACTGTAGCATCGCGCTATTTGCGATTAGGTTGGGGGTCTATATACGCTAACGATAACGATAATGAACTATCGTTAGGCTCTGACTACGGGAGCAGTACCTCCACAAGAATTCTATTGGCCGCAGAAAATGCAGGTAATATCCCTGCAGATACTATCCAAATGCAAGCTAACAACGGTTTAGCTATATTTTCAGGTAGCAATGCTGATGCATTTGAACCAACAGCATTGATTGATGTCAGAGGAGACGCTTTTATCTCTGGTAGTGTAGAAGGCACGGGAGCAGGGAACCGTATAACAAACAATGGTGTCCCTTATCTTCTTTCTGGTGACTCTCCTGCGGAGGCTCAAACTCTCCAAGACGTTTGTGACAATGCAAATACGACAACGACCTCCATTCTTTCTACGGGGCCGCATATCTCTGGAGTTACGGGGTTATTTAGTAGCAACGTTGGTATAGGGACAACTAGTCCTTATGCTTATGATACGACAGCCACAAGACTGCATGTCAAAAATGCTGGTTCATCAGGTTCTATTTCTGAAGTCGCAAGGCTTGAGGGTGCAAGCGATGCTGATGGCAGCGGTGCAATTTTACGAATAGGAACCTCAAACGATAGAGGTATATACCTTGAAGGAGGTAGAACAGGATCAGCTCCCTATGCTAGTATTGGGACAACTGAATACGATGGGGCGAAGATAGAAGGTATACGTATAGACTCTACTGGTAAAGTTGGTATAGGGACAACTAATCCTGTATCAAAACTCCACGTTTATCAAAACGATTCAGCTACAACTACTACAGCAGGTATTACTATAGAGCAAGATGGGACAGGTGATGCTCAACTACAGTTTCTTCTTTCCAGCGCATATAGATGGGTGCAAGGGATTGATAATAATGACGGAGATAAGTTTAAAATAGGTAGAGGTAATGGTTGGAGCATAGGTGCAGATATAACTATCGATACTTCTGGCAACGTTGGTATAGGAACAACTAGTCCAGGAACTTACAAATTGAATGTCGCTGGAGGAGGGCGTTTCTCACTAAATGTAGATTTCGCTAATAACCACGGTATTCGCGGCATAAAGACTGATAATAATCCTATATTAATAGCCAGAATTAATTCTAGTAATGAATTAGTGATAAATGAAAACGCTAGCACAACTGTACCGACGAGAATCGTCGGAGATTACATAACACTAGAACCGACTAATTTTCTTGGAGTAGCAGCAGAAGCCGTTAGGATTATAGACGGAGGTAACGTTGGTATAGGAACAACTTCGCCAAACTCATCCTCTAAATTACATGTTAGTGGACAGGTGAGGGCTGTAATGGGTAATGACTTTACACAAGCTTCTACAACTGCCGCAGTCGTAGCCTTTAAAA